CTGATGCCTTGTTACTACAGCTGCCTCTGCCTCTCCAGTAAGAACTAGCACACCACGTATTCACACTAGAAGACATAGATTTGATTCTAAAGCAATTTGGTGATGGTAGTAAGTGAACTGCTCGACTAGCTAAAGTCAGCGGGGTTGCCGACAGATTTAATCAAGCTTGGACGTAAGATAATACCTAATACACGATTACTTAAGACATCGACTCAGCTCTACTGAGCCTCGCCACATTAGCATCAGATGATCAATGTTTTGTTTAGCTTACTTTCTCCGGCACAGCAGTTACATCGTTGCTTTTAGCTTTTAAGGACTAAGTCGTCGTTATCCATGGCCGTGCAGTAATTGAGTATCTCTAACCACTTCTTTATGTAATCCGGTAGATTAAGAGTATTATTTGTTATCTACAAGAAGAGAGGGAAGTCATCAAACCCGATTTTGGAATTTGCGTCGTGCAATAGTAGTTAAACGGCAAAATAAGTTTTCCAGATGCTGTGAAACTTTATCTTGGTATTGACCACCCATGAGAAGATTTCCAAATGAGTGATGTCACGACTGCCGAAGCAATTTAGCGTATACTCTTAAGATTTGAGCGATTCGTTGCATTGTACAACGCGTGTAAGGATGCCATATATATGGTTAAACACGTGATTGTCAGAGGAAAGAACTACTAAACAGAGCTTTTTAAAGATGAACATGATTGATACTTGGAGCCCTATACTAACTGGAAAGTAGCACCACTTGAAAAGTGTTTGCTAGGACCAAAATGCCCAAATCCTGAAGACAATTTTGCTATCGACTGACAATTGTTGTTAGATTGGGACATATTCGACGTGGGCAGTGGAGTTGAAAACAACTAATGTATGATGTCTGCACTGTTATTCATTCACCAGTTTCACGCCTGAAGGTCTTACTCGGATGCACAAGAAGCAGCTGCACAGGCATAAGGCATTTTCAACTACAAGTTAACGCCAGAAGTCAATGTTGAAAATCCTTATGCCAAACTTGAAGAGTGATTCCTGAATATGCCAAAGAAAACTAAAAGCGGCTATACATTTGCGGAGACCTCCGATTTAATCCATATGATTGCGGAAACTGATGGCATAACTATACACTATGTTGAAGTTGATGGTCCAAACAAAATTGTTAAAACTATTGGATCAGGTGCACGCTCGGCTTTGATTCTCGGTTCTTGCCAACATGCCTGGGTAGGCATCAAAGGTTAATTTGCTCCGAAG